GCAAGGGAGTCTAGCAATGTCAGATGATTTGGTTCTGTATATGTTTCAACATCAGACCCGGCCCCCGACTGATGCCGATCTTCAAAGACTGGCTAAAGTTCTCGACGATTTACACGATGTTTTTCAAATCAAATGGGACGGGAGTTGAATGCCAGGAATAACCGCGAACCTGTCGAACGCTGCCTTCGCCATCTGGGAGGAAGTGCCTAAGAAAACTCGGCGCCCAGTTAATTCAATGGGGGGACCGATGGAGGAGGGACGTTCTGCCTGGCTCTCTGGGGTCATCATCGATCACCACCAAGCGATGAAGCAGTTCAAGCTCGCTGCTCAAGCAGAGCTAGATGAGAGGTTGTCACTGATAAATAAACTCAGAGACATGACCGCATCCAGAGACAAGCTGCAAGAGATCGTGCTGGGGGCGAGCGAGTGACCGTTGTTATTTGTCGATGCGGCTGCAAGCAGACCTTCAATTATGATACTCGTCGTTGTGTGCTCTGCAAAAAATGGATTAATGTCGTAAAGCGGGTCGAAGACCCCAAATCGTAGTCGCTACCCCCCTACCTGAAGGGTCATTTCTCGATTCTTTAGAATTCGCCGCCGCCGCCGCCGCCCTCCTCGCCAGGAGGAGGTCCGAACCATGACCAGTTCGGGTGAAGCAGGTTGTACATGATCGCGCCGAAGGAGAAGTCACCGGCAGCAGGACCGGCCTCTCCAGTCGTTTCTCGCTCTGCCTTGGCCGCCTGGAACTCGGCCTTCCATCCAATCATGTCGGCGGGTGTCGGGAGACCGGTCTCGTAACCCATGAACTCGAGGACCATAGCAATCGAATAGAAGACGCCGATCATTTCACTCGGGTCTTTGAGCTGCTTGGTGATCTCCGAGACCCCCAGACCTGAGAAGATAGATCCGACCCCAGTCGTCACCCTGTTGAACTGGATGGCGGCAATGAGGGAGTCGAGCTGCTCTGACTGTTTGTCCTGGAGACTGATGCGGTACTCGATCACCGTGTCAGGTTTTCTCTTGGTCATCAGAGCACCCCGGTTATGGAGTCCCAGAGCGTCTGGCCTAGACCAGCGCCCAGGATCCAACCCAGGAGGAATGCAGCTCCATAATTCGTGAGCATCTCCTTGGCCTTGTCACTGAGTTCACTCATCAGGCATCACCGGCCAGTTGTCCACGGCATCGTTGGCATCGTCGTGAACCTGGGGGAGGTCTCGAAGAGCTGTGCGATAGTCCTTCCATGCCTGGCTCATCGTCCTGTCCTTGACGGCTCGCCAGTCTGTCTCTGCGAGCTCTCTGTCTCGCTCTGCTCGGACCTGTTGCCAGGTAACGTCATACTTCCCCTGGTCGACAATCTCCGAACCAGAGTAGCGAGTGAAGGTCCGATCCATTAGAACTCCAACCCCATAATCATGCGGTTTATGCTGGCCCCATAGGTGAAGTTACCAGGCGTGAGGGTTGCAGGGATCGAGTCGCCATAAGCGATCTCGGTGTTGACTGCGAGGGGCTGGGAGGTAATGCTCAGGACACCGTTGGCAATAGGACCGAGCGAAGGAGTATAGTCGGCGTTGATTGCCTTCATGTTTGGCTGGTTGGCGCTCGAGCTCTTCGGCCCGTACCAGTACTGAGTACCCTTGACCAGGGTGATCGTGCCGGTGAACGTGTCCTGCTCGATCGTTCCCGATCCAGAGAGGTCGAAGTCTCCGTAACCTAGGAGCTCGTCGGGCAGGCCGTCGTCGTCGGAGTAGATACAGAGCGACATGGTGTTAGTGACACTCGAGTTGATCGCCACGGCCATGACCGAGACCGTACCGCTGTTCCCTGAGATGAAGGGCCACATTACCAGGTCGGTTGACATGCCGCCGCCCTGGACAGTACCCGATCCGTATGGAGATGCCCTGGCAACGTCCCAGTAGAGCCCGAGGCCGTCTACCCAGGGCGTCGTCTTAGCTGCGTTACCTTCGGCCCCACCGGCCTCGAGGAGTCCGGTCCATTCACCGCTAACGACAAGCCTAGCTAGATTGACGATGATGAGGTCAACCATTTCCTGCTCGTTCATGTCTTCTATGCTGATCGGGTTCCCTGTACTTTGCACCTGGGCGAACGTCACCGTATCTAGATCGAGGTTCTGAAGCAGGGGAAAGACCCTCTTCGAAGGCTTACGATCCTCGGGTCTCATCCCAACAGCCCCTCCCATTCAGATTTGACAGATAGCCTGGCGAGGTTGACGATGATGAGACGAATACATTCTTCTCTATTCAGTTCCTCAATTGAGATCGGATCGCCTGTTGAAGTCACCTGAGCATTGGTTACGTTCTCTAGGTCGATGTTCTTCAGTAGCTTATACACGCGCGGGGAGATCGAGTGCGGCATCATCTCATCCCCACGATCAGCATGACATAGCCCCAGAAGTTGTTCGGGATGGCGCTCGAGACATCGAACGGTCCTGGCCCTGCCCCGTTTCCGTTGATGCCTGGCGCGACTCCTCCCCCACCGTTGCCATTGAGTTGCGCTATCTGGGCGGGTTTGAGTGTGCCGAAAGCACCCTCCCCCGTACTGTTCTCTGCGACTCGCACCACGCTGACCCCTCACTTGAGCTGCTTGGATCGCATTTTCGCTATTCTCTCGATGCTGTCGAGGTCTTTGGTTGAGATGAAGTCACGAAGGTAGAGCTTCTTCGCCTTCGAGAGAATCTCCGCGAGTCTTCTGCGGCCAGCAGCCTTAGTCATACGCGCCAATTTCTCACCCCTAAGCACTCGTGAGGAACTGGGCCTTGAAATTCAGGTTCACCGGTGCACTGAGATCCGCTGGCAGTGGTTGCTGGACACTGGGGTCGGTGTCGGTGACGCTGCCGACGACGTTACCCAGGGCATCGACGATGTAAGCTCCGTTGGTTTCGATGAGAGCACCGTCCACGGTTATGAAAGTGCCAGCGATGCAGGTCTGGCCCTGGAGCGTGTCTCCTATCGAGTTCCCAGTCTGGATGTCGACTAGTTCGTTAGTGGCCCCGCCAGTGGGAGTGACGTGGAAGATTCTCGAGATGCCCTGGTTGGTGTAAACGGCGAGACTGGCTCCTCGGTCTGCTGCGGTCTGGGTCATCACCTTGAGTAAATCGCCGGCTTGCAAGGTAAACGGCGCCCAAAGTCTCGGGGTGAACGTCGACGCTCCCTTCACACAGACGGCGATGTTTGCAGCTACGACGCCCTGCCGGAGAATGTAAGCGTATGAGATGCCGACGCTTCCAGACACGAGACCATGAGTGACAGTCTTGCCAGGCGCATAGTCGCCGATGTTGATCGCGCTGACGGTGTACACGGTGTCAGTTGTCAGAGATGTCTCAGTCCCCTCGACGACTTCGAGCTTCAGCGGGATGTTCGTCCCGTCACTGCATGCCAGGTTCCCTACGCAGGTGGTCGTTGCCATAGGATCACAACCTAACTCCGATTCCGAGCGGAGCCATCATGTTTCTATTTACGTTGGCGATGGGCTTCCGTAGGAGCTTCTTAGCGAACTTGAAGGTGATTCCGATCCCTATTGCCTGGACAGCCATCGCCTGGTAACTCGCCATGAAGTTCGTCTGCATGGCGTCGAAGGATGATCCAGGGTCAGCGACGAGGGAGGACAGTGAGACACTACCTCCGCCGTTCGTGGTCGCCATCGCCGTACTACCAGCGCCGTCGAATCCGATGAATCCGACTGGGGTATTGTTGGCAACGCCGCCGACGAGCACGCTTGCGTAGGCGTAGCTCTCTGCGAGGTTGATGAGGCTGATTGTCTTCGGTGATCGGCGTCGTGACTTCTTCCTTCTGCGTGCCATCGACCTCGAAACTGAACGAAGTCGCTAATAATCCTATTGAAAGTGGTCAATTGTCTACTCGAACTTCCCATCAGGAGCTCTTTGCGTCACCACGGCGTCGATTGTGTTCATCTTCTGAGCCGCCATGCCTTGAATGAGCTGTGCTATCGCACCTTGGATTGGGTTCGGTGGCTCGAAGTCACCGATCCCCCCATCCATGAGCCGATCTATCGTGCTCTTGAGTGCCATAGCCAGGCGTTCATCGAGTAATTCCAGCATGTTTGCCAGCTCGATCCGTAGCCAGAGGCCCAAAGACACGATCGATAGTATGCAAATGACGTTCAAAACACCCAAAATGAGCAGTTCAGCGGCTACCATGTCTATGCAACCACCACCGACCGCCCATCAACCTTCCCTCACGACCCGATTTCACTCAAAATACTAGAGAATCTTGAAGTCCGGTGGCTAATGTGGGCTAGTCATCGCCGGCGGGAGGTGGTGTGGATGATGGGGCGAAGCCCCAGAAGCCAGAGCGACCCATACCCTCAGCCGGATTATTAATAACTAAAACCAGACCTGCTCAATTTGGAGGGTCGGTCAACGAGTGCATCCACACTGACCGCCGATCCTC